GGTTGACAAAAGAGGTTCTAATGGATCTTTACATGGTTTAACTAAGTTTTCAATGTTTGACGCTCCACCAAATCACTTCTTTTTAGAATATATAGCAAGACCACAAACTGCTGAAATATTTTTTGAAGATGTATTAATGGCTTGCGTATTTTACGGTATGCCACTACTTGCTGAAAATAACAAACCAAGACTTCTATATCATTTTAAAAGAAGAGGTTATAGGGGCTTTTCAATGAATAGACCTGATAGAAAAAGAAATAAATTATCAGTTGCTGAAAGAGAGCTAGGTGGAATACCAAACTCAAGTGAAGATATAAAACAAGCTCACGCGGCGGCTATTGAATCTTACATAGAAACACATGTAGGTTTAAAAGAAACTGGATATGGTGATGTGTATTTTCAAAGAACACTAGAAGACTGGGCTAAATTTAATATAAATAATAGAACGTCTCATGATGCCTCTATTAGTTCAGGTTTAGCGCTTATGGCTTGCAACAAACATAGGTATGCGCCTAGTGCACCATTAAAAACTATTCCTGTTGATTTAGGTATAAAAAGATATGACAATACAGGACTTACGTCTAAAATAATAAGTTAAATGAATATATATACTAATACTAGAAGTGCTTTTCCTAGCCAAGTAGTTAGTGACGCAGAAAAAGCTAGCTTAGAATATGGTAAGCAAGTTGCTCAAGCCATTGAAGGAGAGTGGTTTAGTCAAGGTAGAACTACAGGTAATAGGTATTTAACTAATTGGAATAATTTCAACCAATTAAGACTATATGCTAGAGGAGAGCAAAGTATACAAAAATATAAAGATGAATTATCGATAAATGGTGATTTGTCTTACTTAAATTTAGACTGGACGCCAGTGCCTATTTTATCTAAATTTGTAGACATTGTTGTAAACGGTATATCTCAAAAATCTTATGAAATAAAAGCTTACGCACAAGATCCTTCTTCTGTAAAGAAAAGAACTGATTACGCTTCTAAGCTTTATGAAGATATGCTAGCTAAAGAGTATTTAGAAAATCTAAAAGAAACTTTAGGCATCGATGATTATCAATCACCAAATGCTAATTCAGTACCAGAGACAAAAGAAGATTTAGAGCTTCACATGCAGCTTAGCTATAAGCAATCAATTGAAATAGCTCAAGAAGAAGCTATATCAACTATTTTAGCTCAAAATAAATATGATTTAACTAGACGTAGACTTAATATGGATTTAACCGTATTAGGTATTGCTGCAGTTAAAACTAATTTTAATACTTCTGAAGGTGTAACTGTTGATTATGTTGATCCAGCTTATATGGTTTATTCATATACTGAAGATCCTAATTTTGAAGACATATATTATGTAGGTGAAGTAAAGTCAGTTACAATACCAGAACTTAAAAAAGAGTTTCCTAATATTTCAAAAGAAGAATTAGAGTTTATTGAAAAAATGCCAGGTAATAAATCATATATTACAGGTTATGGAAACTACGATGATAACACGGTACAGTTATTATATTTTGATTATAAAACATATCAAAACCAAACTTTTAAAATAAAACAAACAGATCAAGGTTTATTAAAAGCTATAGAAAAGCCAGATACTTTTAATCCACCAGAAAACGACAACTTTGAAAGAGTTTCAAGATCTATTGAAGTTTTATATAGCGGTGTAAAAGTTTTAGGAACTGAAACTATGCTTAAATGGGAGTTGGCAGAAAATATGTCAAGACCAATGGCTGATACTACTAAAGTGCGCATGAATTATTCTATATGTGCACCTAGAATTTATAAAGGTAGAATTGAATCTATTGTTAGCAAATGTACTGGTTTTGCAGATATGATTCAAATAACACACTTAAAACTTCAGCAAGTTATATCTAGAATGGTGCCAGATGGTGTTTATTTAGATATGGACGGTTTGGCAGAAGTTGACCTTGGTAATGGTACCAACTATAACCCAGCCGAAGCTTTGAATATGTATTTTCAAACAGGTAGTGTTATTGGTAGATCATTAACTCAAGATGGCGATATGAATGCTGGTAAAGTACCTGTTCAAGAGTTAAATAGTTCTGGAGGTAACGCTAAGATATCTTCGCTTATACAAACGTATCAATATTATTTACAAATGATACGTGATGTGACCGGACTTAACGAAGCTAGAGATGGTAGTCTGCCAGATAGAAATACATTGGTAGGTTTACAGAAGTTAGCAGCTAACGCTTCTAATGTAGCGACTAGACACATTACTCAGTCTAGTTTGTTTTTAACATTAAATACAGCAGAAAATATAGCGTTAAAAATAGCTGATGCTTTAGAGTTTCCATTAACTAGAAATTCTTTACAGAACTCTATATCAACTTACAATATTAAAACACTAGATCAAATAATCGAATTAAATCTTCATGATTTTGGTATATTCTTAGAGTTAGAACCAGACGAAGAAGAACAAGCTCAATTAGAAGCTAATATACAAGCTTCAATACAACAAGGCGGTATATATCTTGAAGACGCTATTGATCTTAGACAAATTAAAAATCTTAAACTTGCTAATCAAATGCTTAAAGTTAAGCGTAAACAAAAGCAAGAACAAGATATGATTGCTCAGCAATCTAATATTCAAGCTCAAGCAGACGCTCAAGCATCTACAGCTGAAAGAACAGCTATGGCTGAAGTTCAAAAGCAAGAAGCAATTAGTGGTTCTAAAGTTCAGTTTGAGCAAGCTAAAAGTCAAATGGAAATTCAACGTATGCAAACAGCTGCCCAAATAGAAATGCAGAAAATGCAGCAACAGTTCCAATATGATATGCAGCTTAAGCAAATGGAAGTACAGTCTATTAGCCAAAAAGATATGGCCAAAGAAGATAGAAAAGATAAGCGTATAAAAATGGAAGGTACGCAACAGAGTAAAATGATTACTCAAAGAAAAAATGATTTATTGCCAATAGACTTTGAAGCGCAAGGATCTGAAGCTATACCAGCTGAATCAGTTCCTCCTTCTATGTAAATAAATCCTTAATTATTTAATTATATTATATTATGTCAGTAGAAACAAAACAAGAAGGTGAATTTACCTTAAAAGGTAAAAATAAAAAAACACCAAAAAAGTTAGTTAAAAACGAAGAAATTACTAAAGTAGATCTAACAAAACCAGAAGCGCAAGGCGAGGTTATTCCAGATGTAACAAAGGTAGTAATTCCAAAAGAAGAAGAAAATGCCGTTCAAGCACAAAAGACAAATGATAGCAATGCTATTGTCGAAGAATCCAAAGACAGTGGCAACAGCGAAGGAGTGGTTGAAGAAGTACGGACCACCGAAGAAAAAATAGAAGAGTCTCCAATACAAGTTATTGAAGAAGTAAAAGAAACCGAGCAAGAGCTAAAAGAAGCTGTAAGAGATGAAAAAATTTTAGGCAAGCAATTACCTGAAAACATCGAAAAGTTAGTTTCTTTTATGGAAGAGACAGGTGGTAGCGTAGAAGACTATGTAAGATTAAACGCTGATTATTCTTCAGTTGATGACAAAACTTTATTAAAAGAATATTATAAAAAACATAAACCTTATTTAGATAATTCAGACGTAGAGCTTATTTTAGAAGATTTTGATTACGATGAAGATTTAGATGAGGAAAAAGATATACGTAAGAAAAAACTTGCGTTTAAAGAAGAAGTTGCAAAAGCCAAAAACTTTTTAGAAGAGACAAAGGCCAAATATTACGATGAAATCAAGTTGAGATCAAACGTAAACCCTGAAGCTCAAAAAGCTATGGACTTTTTCAATAGATATAATAAGCAGCAAGAAGTGGCTGAGCAACAACATCAAGCTTTTAAAGAAAATACTAAAAAGCTTTTTGCTAATAATTTCGAAGGTTTCGATATTAGTGTTGGTGAAAAGAAGTTTAGATATAAAATTCAAAACGCTGATAAAGTTGCAGAAAATCAATCTAACATACAAAACCTTGTCGGGAAGTTCCTAGACAATGACGGTAATGTTGTTGACACGGTTGGTTACCACAAAGCTATTTATGCTGCAGAAAACGTAGATAAAATAGCAGCTCATTTTTACGAGCAAGGAAAAGCTGAAGCTATTAAAGACGTTGTAAATAAATCAAAAAACCTAAGTGAAACTAAAGCTAGATCAACTCAAGGTGATGTATTTATAAATGGATTTAAAGTTAAAGCTATTTCTGGTGCTGATTCTACAAAACTTAGAATTAAAAAATTTAAATAACCAAAATTAAAAAATTATGGCAGGTACATTAACCCCACAATTTGGTACAATTCAGCCGTCTCAACAACAACAACTGCTGAATACCAATTATTTACAATTTAACGATCCAGCTGGAGCTGACTTTAGTTCTTTTGCAGAGCAATATCTTCCTGAGATTTATGAGCAAGAAGTAGAGCGTTACGGAAACCGTACTCTTTCTGGATTTTTACGAATGGTAGGCGCTGAAATGCCTATGACATCTGATCAAGTTATTTGGTCTGAACAAAATAGATTACACGTTGCTTACGATGACGCTACTTTCGCAGTTGTAGCTGGACCACCAGCTGTTTCTACTATTACAATGAATGCTGCTGACACTAACGTTATTTCTGTTGGCGATACTGTAGTTGTTTTAGATCAAAACGGAGCTGAAGCTAAATGTTACGTTAGCGCTAGTACAACTGGTCTTGGTGGAAATATCGTAGTAGAACCTTATACTGCTGCTGATTTGACTGCTGCTGGACTAGTAGGTAACGTTAAAGTGTTCGTTTACGGTTCTGAGTATGCTAAAGGATCAACAACTCCTAACTATAATAGCATCGAGCCAGCTTTCACTTCTTACTCTAACACTCCAATCATCATTAGAAGCCAGTACCAAGTAAATGGTTCTGATATGGCTCAAATTGGTTGGGTTGAAATCGCTACTGAAGATGGAGCTTCTGGATACTTATGGTACTTAAAAGCTGAATCTGAAACTCGTTTACGTTTCGAAGATTACTTAGAAATGTCTGTAGTTGAAGGTGAAATCGCTGCTGCAGGTTCTGCTGCTTTAGCTAACGGTCAAAAAGGTACTCAAGGTCTTTTCGCAGCTATCAAAGATAGAGGTAACGAGCTAGTTGGATTTGCTCCAGCTGCAGGTACTGTAGATGATTTTGACAACATCCTAAGAAACTTAGATACTCAAGGAGCTATTGAAGAAAATATGCTATTCTTAAACAGAGATATGGCTTTAGCTTTTGACGATATGCTTGCTGGTCTTTCTTCTGGAGCTGACGGTGGTACTGCTTATGGATTATTTGAAAATTCTGCAGAAATGGCTTTAAATCTTGGATTTAGCGGTTTCCGTAGAGGTTCTTACGATTTCTATAAGACAGATTGGAAATATTTAAACGATGCTTCAACTCGTGGCGGATTCACTGGAACTGCTGCTATTGAAGGTGTTTTAATTCCAGCTGGAACTTCAACAGTTTACGATCAAGTTTTAGGAACTAACATACGTAGACCATTCTTACACGTACGATACAGAGCTTCACAAGCTGATGATCGTCGTATGAAGTCTTGGTTAACTGGTTCAGCAGGAGGTGCTTTCACATCTGATTTAGATGCAATGCAAGTTAACTTCTTATCTGAAAGATGTTTAGTTACTCAAGCTGCTAATAACTTTGTTATTTTTACTGCAGTATAATCACACAAGTAAGGTTTACCCCTGATGTAACTTCAGGGGTATTTCTTACCTTTATTAACTATTTAATTTTATTATATTATGGCTAAAAAAGCTAAAGCAGAAGAAACAATTGAGGTTGCACCTCAACCAGTTGTTGCAAAAAAACCAACAGCTCAAAAACCAGTAAAACCAGAGTGGGAAATTAAAGATAGAATTTATTATTTAACTAGAAATAAAAAACCACTAACATATACAATACCGACTAGACACTCTAGAAAAACACCGTTGCTATGGTTTGATGATAAAACAGGTATGCAAAGAGAGATTAGATATGCTACAAATCAAAACTCTCCATTTGTTGACGAGCAAAAAGGTGAAGTTACAATGGGACATATTGTTTTTAAAGATGGTGATTTAAGAGTTCCAAAAGAAAAACAAAATCTTCAAAAATTATTATCTTTATATCAC